CGCATCTGGCGTAGCAGATGTTATAGTTGCTTTTTCATTTAATTGTCTACGAACGAATTCTTTAGCTCTCATTTCTCTTATTACCTTATTAGCATATTTAACTGATTCTTTAAATACGTTTTCTGCTTTAACTTTTTTTCCAAAGCTAGGATCGTTCATACGGTTCATGGCCTTGACCATTAGTTCACGTACTTCTTCATCGCTAAGTTCTGGGCTCATGGCATCGCGCCATGTTTGAAATTTTTCTTCATCTGAAACATTAGGATCTTTAAGTACAGCTCGCATTGGAGTAGCACGTGGTCCTTCTTCTTCACGACTCGGATCGTTAGTTTCTTGGCGACTGATAACTGACAATCCATCTGCGAAGTTAAAAGGAATATTGCCTGCTTTATCCGGCTTACCATTGTAATTCTTTACATAGCCTAGAGCTTTAACTTGATCAGCGCCTACAACAACTGTACATTTTGTATATCCGTGCTCGTTTAATTTTTGTAACACACGAGTTAAGTCAGGCATTTCTTCTGTAGCAGTATGGAATATATGCCCGTGTTTAGGAAATACTTTTTGATAGATAGCTAGTTTTTCTTCAGGAGTAATCGGATCATCTTTGCCAACTGTACGGCTGACAACAAAATAAGGATCTGCCCCTTCTTGTTTAGCTTGAGTGATAACACTACTAGCTAGAAACATGTGGCCCTTATGACCCATGCCCCTGCCCCATCCTACTACACAGGCCTTGCCTTCTCCAGTACGATTTAAAAATTCACGTAGTAACATTAGTCTTTCCTTGGAGCCCAGTTGGCCTGGTCAATAGTTTTAACAAACTGTCCAGGCAAATCGTTAGCGAATCCTGTTCCAGGATGTGCTTGAACATATCCTTCTGGTTTAGTTTGGCGTATACCGCCGTGTGTGCCTTGGCTCAATTTGCCAATCAGTTTCATTTTTTCATTACTAATCATTTCAACAGCAGTTAGTACTGCGTCTAAACCAGGATGTGCTAATACTTTTTGTGCTTGCCCTGCGCTGATATTTGCGTGTACCCATTCGGCAAATTTTGTCTTAACTCCGGCAACACGTAGATTCTGATTAAAGAATTTGTACAATATATCTCCAGGTTTGCTTAATCCAGGTTGCCCTGCTACAAAACTATCAATATTGGCGGCATGTTTTGTTATATAAGCGGCAACTTTTTTCAAACCCGCTTCGTCAACTCCTGGTGCTTGTTCTACATAAGTTGTACCTTGTACTAGTACGTCTGGCGTTGATAAATTTTCAGCATTAGGATAGCGACCTTCACCGCCACCCAGCTTATCATAATACCCAGTGGCCGCCACCATCATCTTAGCTTGACTGATGCGCTGACCTAAATCGCTGTTGCTTGGAATATGAAATTTAGTAATGTTTGGTTGGAATTCGTAATCGCCACTTGCTTTGTTTAACTTAGCAGGTTGTATTGGGCTAAACAGTATGCCGCCTTCTATATAACCGCTCTCTGGACTAACGCTTTCAAAATAATTCCATAACTTACCTAATCCATGGGCAAATGCCACACGTTGTTTGTCATGTTTTTCAGCATCTCCTGTGCCTAACACAAATCTAGTGATATCATCGGGGCCGTTCATCATAGTACTGGCTCCGCTTTTAGTAGTCGGTACACCACGTTTTAAATAATCCCAGGCGTTCTTTGGAATCATATGAAACTGACCTCGTTCATCCCGCCCCCAATATATTACAGGACTACCATCCCATTTGATTTCTATCCCACCTTGATCCGCCGAACCCATATGACGCAATCTCTCAACAGCATGCAAGCCGCCATTGCTTCCGTTAGTAAACACTAGATCTTCGATATGTTGATACTTACGACCTACAGTAGGTTTTGTTTCTTCATTTACAGGTGTTGGGCTCACTGCTTGCCAACTTGCTCCGCTACTTGCTTTTTGGAATATATCATTACGGCGAGCTTCATCTGGAATAGCGGCTAGTATACTTTCTACACTGCCTAGATCAGTACCTTTAGCATGTTTACCTAACAAGTGTTTGGCGATAACATCTAAATCATCACTGATAAATCCTGCCTTCTTACCCATATCATCTCGGGCATAAAGCCCTTCATCTGGACTCCATAATAAACCTTGACTACTAGCCAAGGCATTCATCATCATTTGCTTATGAACACCTTTGTATGGGCTACCTTGAGGAATTGTATGGTGATGGAATTTACGAACTCTTTCTGCATTAGCAACTGTCTTTATGTCTACTTGATAAAATTTACCTTTGTAAGGTAACAATATATGTACAGTTACTCCAGTTTTTCTAGTTTGTAATCCTTGGCCTTGTAGGTACTTTTCTAATTCAACTCTAGTAGTCTTACCATCTTTAGTGCCAAAATGTTGCATTAAGTGTGTAACATCTACCATAACATCTAAGTCTCCGCTCATTTTACCAGGAGTCGGGGTAGCCGCACTACCTATTACATGTGCGCTAGTTTTAATACCTTTGAGATATCTATTAGTTTCGTTTACTAGATGTTGCGCTATTGCTTGATCGAATTCTTCCGATTCGGGCCATATATTACCGCCCTCTAATAACGGACGTTTGGGATTAACAAATAGTTCTCGTAAAAACATTGTTATTCCTTATACTTTCCGTCATTGATATGTTGTACAACTTCTTCGTGAATTTTTTCACAAATTTGTTTACATAGCTCTTCGTCTAAACTATCAGGTAGTTCGCGTATAGGAAACTTTTTAACGTATATTTTGTAGCTGTTTTCTACAGCAGGTTTAAAAATACCAATGCTAGGGTCACGTTTACTTTCAAGTTTATCCACACAATTGGCAATAGCTGGGTAAGTGTGGCGGCGATATACATCGTCGTCTTGATTCATAAAATGAATAAGATCTTCAGCTAAATCAAAGTTTAATTCACGGCCTTCACCGGTTTTCTGTACAAAATCGTCTTCTTTGAAATGTTTATTTTCTAATAGTTCATTTATTCGCATTTTTAAGCCCGTAACGTAATATCAGCAGATGACTCTGCGGTTAGAGTATTTATCGCTTTTGAAGGGCTTTAGTTTTTAACGATACGCTCTACTTTGCTAATACTACCGCCTAGATGCATTTTTGCCAGTAGTAAATTGTTATCACCAGTAATATAGAAGTGTGTGCCGCCCCAACTGCGCGGTTTTCCTAAGTCTCTTACGCAACTTTTAGTTAGTTTACACTTTTTACTAGATTCTGCCCATTCAATAAACGAATAATTAGGTTGTGTAGTTTTACCTAGCGTAATACGATAATCAAATGCCATTTTAGGCATTACTATAGTTCCGCTAGCTAAACTAGTACTAGGATCGGGTTTACTTACATATTTTACATGACCAGAATCTAAATTAATTAGTTTATTAACATCGGACTCGTTATTAGTGTATATGCTAATCCAAGGTGCTTCGACTCGCAAATCATAGTCAGCCATTTTAGCTAGCTCTGATGCCAGACCGATAGCATAGTCTAAATCATCTTTAGATTTGATATGATTGTTATATCGAGGCTTGTCTTTGTTAAAACATATATTTTTTAGTTCATCAAGTGTTGCTTCTACATCGCCACTACGAAATAAACTCGAACCGGCACATACCAGTACAATTTTATACTGGTATGTGTTTCTAAATAAGCGTCTTGTTGTTTTAAATTCCATCGATTGGGCTATTAACTAATTCACTTGTGTTATCAACTGTTAGTAAAGGAACTTTAGGTTCTTTTGGTGTTGATGTTAGCACTATTTTATCATCTTGTATAGTAATAGATAAAACGCCGCCGTTTTTAAGATCGCCAAACAACATTTTCTTAGCAAGGTCACGTTTAATTTCCTTGTCAATAACACGTTGTAGCGGACGAGCCCCCATCTTATTATCAAAGCCTTTGGCAATTAACCACTCAATACCTTCTTTATTGATCTTGATCTTGATAGCCTTGTCTTTAACTTGGGCACGTAGCTCATCGATAAACTTGGTAACAATTTTAACCATTGTTTCTTTGGCCAGTTTGTTGAATGTAACAACTCCGTCCAAACGATTACGAAACTCTGGAGTTAAGAACTTCTTCAAGTCCTTATCACTATAGTCCTTTTCTTGGGCACCAAAACCGATTGCGTTTTTCTCAGCACTTTCTGCTCCAGCATTAGTGGTAAGAATAACAATCAAGTTACGGCAATCTGCTTGTTTTCCGTTTGAACCAGTAATAAAACCATTGTCCATGACCTGTAACAATACAGTCATTACATCTGGATGTGCTTTTTCAATTTCATCTAGCAACAATATAGCGTTAGGTGCTTCTTGAATACTAGTAATCAACTGTCCTGCATTTTCTTCAAAGCCTACATAGCCCGGGGGACTGCCAATCAACTTACTGATACTGTGTTTTTCTTGATATTCACTCATATCAAAACGTAACAACTTAACACCCAAGTGTTTACTCAGTGCTTTAGCAGTTTCAGTCTTACCTGTACCTGTTGGGCCCATGAATACAAATGATCCAATAGGCTTGTTTTCTGATTTAAGACCTGCTTGGGCAACAATAATCTTATCTACAACTTCTGTAAGTGCTAGATCTTGACCATACACTTGTGTTTGTAAGTTTTCTTGTAGTGTAGCAAGATTGCTTGATTCAGTTTCCATAATCTTTTCTTCTGGAAGTTGTATCATTTTAGCTAATTCAAATTGAATTTCACGCTCGCCAATAATACGATCATCTGCCAGTTTAAGATTAAAACGTGAGCAAGCTACATCGATTAAATCGATTGCCTTATCTGGCAGCTTCTTGTCTGTTTGATATTTAATAGACAATTTAATAGCGGCATCGATAGCGTCGTCTCGGATCTTAACATTGTGGAAGCCTTCGTAGTATTTCTTAATACCTTTAAGAATCTGCTTGGTAACTTCCATAGTTGGCTCGTCAACAGTGATGCGTTGGAAACGACGCATCAAAGCACGATCCTTTTCGAAATGCTTTCGATATTCTTCCCAGGTAGTTGAAGCTACAACTTTAATATTACCTTTGCTCAGCGCCGGCTTCATCATGTTAGCTAGGTCGTTAGCTGAGTTGCTAGCAGATCCTGCGCCAGAGATCATGTGTGCCTCGTCGATGAACAAGACAGTCTTACCTTTCTTCTGTAGTGCTTTGATAACATGTTTAAAGCGTTCTTCAAAGTCACCACGATATTTACTACCAGCTAGCATAGCTGAAATATCTAAACTATAGACTTTGTAATCTTTGAGGAAATCTGGAACAGCACCATTAACAATATTAAACGCAAGACCTTCTGCTATAGCAGTTTTTCCTACGCCTGGATCACCTACTAGTATTACATTGTTCTTACTACGTCGACCCAATGCTAGAGCAATATTTTCTAGTTCATCAATACGGCCAATAACGGGATCAATCTTCTTCTTGGTAACTTCGTCATTCAAATTAGTGGTAAATGCCTTAAGAGCACGATCACCTTGACCATCTGCCGGGCCTTGACCGTCTTCATCCATTTCTTCAGAAGCATTGTTCACATAATCGTTGAATTTATCTTTATCAATTTCGGCCTTTTGTATAAAATACACTGCCCAGCTACGCTTCTCGCCAATCATGGCCATGAATACATCAGTGGGCTCGATACGTTGACGTCCATTAAATAAGACCTGTGTGAACGCACGATTAAGAACACGTTCAACAGCTTGAGTTTTCTTAGGTTTAACTACAACATCTTGGACTGTGATTTCGTCGCATTTATTTTGTAAGTAATCAGCTAAGTCGTTTTTTAGTTGTACTGATCGATGATTGAATCCTTCAATCAGTCCACTAAACGATTCTTCATTCATCATGGCAAATAACAAATGTTCAATTGTTAGATATTCATGATGTAATTTCTTAGCAGTTTCAATTGCGTTTTCAAATACTGCTTGCAAGTGGTCACTTGGTTCAACCATTATTTCTTCCTCTTCTTTTGTGATTTCTTAATTGCTAGTGATAATTTCAATGGACTTAAATTGTCTGTAAAACATACGCCGTCTAAATGATCTAACTCATGCTGGAAACATCTAGCGTCAATGCCTTCAAGTTCTATTATACGCTTTTCTCCCGTGTTGTCAAGATACATGGCAGTAATTTTTTGGTATCGTGAAACATTTAAATATAGGTCGGGAAAACTTAAACAGCCTTCTTCTCCTAGCATTTGGCCTTCGGCAGTTAGTATACCAGGATTAAATGCTCCAAATTCTCTGCCATCTTGTGTGCGCATTACAAATACTCTACGATCTAAGCCTACTTGATTAGCGGCAAGTCCAATCCCGTTATTAGATTTCATAAGCTGGAGCATGTCATTCTCTACACGCTCGGCATTAATATGATTGGCAAAGTCCCAAGGAATAGCCTTTTGTTTTAATATTGGATTAGGATGTTTGATTAATTGCATCGTTGAGTCTTCTGAGTTCTGCTACCAATAATGGATTTGTAACTGCTGGAGTTCTAATATTAACTACGCTTACGAATCTTCCTTTAATACCATTATTTACATTTGGAAAGCCATTTCCATTACTAGCATATTCAACGCCAGACTCGACTCCGGCACGTATTTCTAAATCGATCGTGTCACCTACTATAGTTCGTATAGTTTTTCTACAACCAATCATTGCTTCAATAGGTGTAATGTTTACAGTAGTATATAAGTCATCCCCTTGACGACTAAATTTAGGATCAGGATGTACTACAACTGTAACATTGAGGTTACCACGTGGCGCATTTGGTACGCTATCATCTCCCAACCCTTGATACCTTATAGTATCACCGTGCTGTACACCTGCTGGAACATTAATAACAACATTTTGATTACGTCCGCTAGGTAATCTAAAGTTTGCTTCAAGTTGTTTACCAGTGTAACTATCGAGGAAACTAACTTGACATTGAATGTTCAAATCTTTATTACGGCGCAGTTGATGTGGATGTCCACCCCGCATGTTACCAAATATATCTCCAAACGGATGTCCTTGTCCAAATATATTAGCAAAAGGATCAAATCCTCCGCCGGTATTAAAATGGAATTGTTGTCCGCCGCCGTACATACGTTGTTGATCATATTCAGCTTTCTTTTGCGGATCACTTAGATTTTCATAAGCAACACTGATATCTTTGAATTTGGCTTGATCCCCACCCTTGTCTGGATGATGTTTATTAGCCAAGCTTCGGTATGCTCGTTTAATTTCTTCTGGGCTAGCACCTTCGCTAACACCTAATGTTTGGTAATAATCAGTCATAGTCGTAAAAACAGGCTCCGTTAATATAGTAATTATACTACAT